TTTACCGACGGTAGCCGCGAGAAGCTGGACAACCTGATCGACTTTGGCAAGGCGTATGGCGAATATGCCCTGCGCTCCAACGGAATCCGCACGGCGGGCGACGCAGCCTCGCTGCTGTGGAGCGTGACGAATAACTCTATGGCGGGCGACGGCTCCTTGGCCTTGGCCGCCACCAGTATTGCCGCAGACGTGGCCCCCATCGTACTGAAAAAGTACATTGGCGACAACGAGGCAACGTCGCTCCTGACCGAAGCGGCGAAAACCTACAACGGCGGGACGGTGCTTTCGAGCTGGGGAAACGGTGTTCTAACAGACACAGGAGTACCCATTTACGTCCTGCCGCCGCGTGATGCAGGCACAACAGAGTTGAGCGAGATTCCGCAGGCTGCATACAGAAGTTCCAGAACTTCCGGCGGGGGCGACGGCGACGGGATGCAGTTTGTATTCTCCCCGCAGATCACAGCCTACGGAAAGGCTGACCGCGCAGAGATCGAGCAGATCATGCGTGAGCAGTTCGAGAAGTTCAAGGCTGAAATCAAAAAGGAGATCAAGGAAGAGCAGCGCAGAGAACAGCGCACGAAGTACGCATAAGGAGGCGGTTCTATGTACGTTACCAAAAGCGGCGACACATGGGACGGGATCGCAAAGATCGTCTATGACGACGAAATGCGGGCGGACGTGCTGATGGCCGCCAACAGAGAGTACAACGACGTTTACCAGTTTGATTCCGGGGTGCAGCTTGTCACCCCGGAAGTCACGGTAAAGACGGAGGTTGAAAACCTGCCGCCTTGGAAGAAGTGAGGTGATCGACGTGTTCTTACCACGCCAAGCGTTCCTGTCAGTCGAATACAACGACAACGATATGACCGCTGACATTAAGAACGATGTGGAGAGTTTCACTTTTACGGACAGCGGATCGGATTCTTCTGATAGTCTTTCCATCAAGGTGAACGCCAGCAATGTGAAATGGAAAAATGGGTGGATGCCGGACATTGCCGCAAAGCTGCATCCGAAGCTCTGCACGAAAAACTGGATCGTGCAGGGCGACAGTGCAGAACTGGACTGCGGCGTTTTGGTGGTGGATGACCTGAGCTTCACAGGCTGCCCGGACGTGCTGACAATCGGCGCGGTGGCGCGGCCAAGCGATACGGGCTTCCACGAGAGAAACCGAGAACAGGTCTGGAAGAACACATCCATCCAGCGCATTGCCTCGACCATTGCGGAGCGCAACAGCCTGCAATGCTCGATGGATGCCGAAGATGTGGAAATTGCCATCAAGGAACAGGACGACAACGACAGTGCTTTCCTCAAGAGTCTGTGCGAAACATACGGCCTGATCCTGAAAGTGTACATGGGGAAGATTTGGATTTTCGACCGCGAGAAATACAAACAAAAGGATGCCGTAAGGACATTCACCCCGGCGGACATTGTGCCGGATTCCTTTTCCTGGAACACCACATTGGCCGGAACATACACAGGCGGCGTGTTCACATACACCAACCAGAGGAAAAAAGTAAACATCAATGTCACGGTCGGCAGCGGTGACAGGATGTTGAAACTAACCCAGTATGCGTCCAGCGAGGCCGACGCGAAACGACAGCTCGAAGCAGCTATTGCCATGAAGAATCATTCCAATACCACCGTGTCGTTCAAGACGATGGGCGACCTGAATATCCACGCAACACAGTGCGTGAACATTCAGGGGTACGGAAAGATGGACGGGAAGTATTATCTTGATAGTATCACCCGACCGCTGGATAACTCCGGCGGCCTCACGAACGAATACGCAGGAAGCAGAGTAGGAGGCTGATCTATATGCAGAGTGTAGTTCGCATTGGTGAGGTTTCCAAGGTCAACTACGACAAGGGAACGATAGAGGTTGCCTACAAAGACCGCGACGATTCCGTAACGGATGAAATCTGTATGGTGTCGAACAATCTATATCGGATGCCAGTTGTCGGGCAGATGGCGTGCGTCCTGCACAACTCCGCAGATCAGGAAATGGGGACGTGCATCGGAACCTTTTGGAACGACGACAACAAGCCCCCCGGCGGAAAGGAGGGTCTGTATCGTTACGACTACAACGACAAGCAGGGCGTGGCCTACGAAAGCTATGACGGAAAAAGCGGCGACTACGAAGAGAAGATCGACGGCAATGTGACGGAAACGGTCGGCAAGAACGCAACCCACAAAATTGGCGGTGATCTGAAATTCATAGTCGGTAGCTCCACCGTCACGCTGACGCAGGGCGGCACTATCAAGATCGAGGGAACGGACGTTGAAATCAAAGGTTCCACCGTGAACATCAGCGGCGGAAGCGGAGATTGCAAGATAAACGGCATAAGCCTTGTGAAGCACATCCACGGCCACGACGGCGGCGCAACTGCTGGCCCGTATACCGTGGCTGGTGTTACAGGGAAGCCGCAGTAATCGGGAGGTGGTTCTATGGCATGGGGCGGAATTGGCAGCTTTGCAGGGCTGGTCTTTACCGTGTCGAGCTGGCGCGTCGTAACGCCGGACAATATCAACGGCTCCACGTCGAGCAACTGGGCCGCCCATAGCGTGATCGGCGGAAAGGAAAAGAGCGAGTATGTAGGGCCGGGACTCAAAGAGTACCAGTTCGAGTTGCTGCTTAATTCACAGTTCGGAGTAAACCCGCGCAAGGTGCTGAACGCTTTGCAGGAATTGTGCGAGGCTGGCGCTGTTGACTACTTCATAATCAACAACAGGCCGCTTTCCCGCTATCCGTTCAAGTTCGAGAAAATGTCGGACACCTGGGACGTGGTACATAGATTCTGGGGTCTCAAGTCCTGCAAGGTGACGCTGACCCTAAAGGAGTATGTATGAGTGACGAACTGAACAACTTGCTACTGGGCGACATCGAAGTTGAAGTTGAGCCGTCCGACGGCGACCAAGACCGCGACGTGTACAACCGCCTCATAACGCTGTACGGAAGCCGAGTAGGAGAACAGGCCCTTGACCGGGAGTTTGGCCTGGACATTTCCTGCTTGAGCCTCCCGGCGGAAGCGGCGGAAGCCCTTTTGACCGCAGAGATCACCCGCAAGACCGCACGCTACGAACAGCACGCGCAGGTACAGCAGGTTGATTACAGCGAACAGGACGGCAAGAAAGGATATATCCGGCCAAAGGTGGTGGTGAAAATTGTCTAATATCGCAGAGTTTGCAGACATCCCGGAGTACAGCGTAACAGGAAACCTAACCCTGCAAGGCGCGCGTGATCTTGTTATGGACATCTACACCGAGAACTACAAAAAGGTTTACGCCAAGGCCCCGCCGCTGTACGACAGCGACCCGCTGACGCTGACCCTTAAAAGCATGGCTATGCTGTACTACATGGCTATGCAGGTGGCGGAACGGCGCGCGCTGGCCGCTATGCTGAAATCGGCAGAGGGCGCGCAGTTGGACAACATCGGCTTGCCTTTCGGTGTGAAAAGAAACCCGGCCACATACGCCACGGTGACGATCCGCTTTACCTTGTCGGCGGCGCAGAAGAGCGTGGCAATGATTCCGCAGGGAACCCGCATCCGAACTGGTGCGGGTATTTATTTTGCCACGACGGAATACGCCCAGATCGACATTGGCGAAACGAGCGTTGATGTGCTGGCAAAGGCGGAAGAAGTCGGTGCGGAGAGCAACGATATTCCACCCGGCGTTATTGATACGCTGGTAGACGCAATCCCGTTTGTGGCTGGTGCGGAGAACATCGACACCAGCAGCGGCGGCGCAGATGTAGAGAGCGACGACAGCCTGACCCGTAGAATCTGGCTGTCCCCAACGACGTACAGTTGCGCAGGCCCGCGTGATGCCTACGAGTTCTGGGCTATGAGTTTTCGCTCTGATATTGAAAATGCCATTGCGATTTCTCCGAGAAGCCAGCCTTGCACGGCGTACATCTACTTCATGCTCACGGGCGGAAAGATGCCGAGCGAAAAGGACATTTCCGAAATGGAAACCTTTATGATGAATGAGGCCCGTCGCCCAATGACAGACCTTGTGATCTGCAAGGCCCCGGAAGAGGTGGAGTACAGCATCGACTTCACCTACTACATCGGGGCCAGCTCGAAGAAGAACGCCGACATCGTGCAGCAGAATGTGGCACGGGCGGTGCAGGAGTACCAGGACTGGCAACGCTCCATTGGCCGGGACATCAACCCGATGGAGTTAATCTACCGTCTGCGCGCCGCGGGCGTGAAGCGCGTGGAAATGCGGGAACCTGCTTTCAAGGTGGTGGAGAGCGGAGCGGACAAGGAAAAGGCACTCGTGCAGATTCCGAAGTTGAGCGGCCAGCCAACGGTCGTCTATGGAGGTGTCGAGGATGATTAAACTCCGCGAGGCCAGGATAACCGACGGCGTGCCTAAGATCGTCGCCGCCCAGCCTTGGGTGCAGGTTTTGTCCGAAGTCTACGCCGAGTTACAGGGCAGGGTGCTGGATTGCCTTGACGCTGGTGTGACGTTCTCCGAAGTGGATAGCTGCTCCGAGGCAACACTCGACCAGATGGCAGTATATCTCAAAGTCGAGTGGTACGATTCCGCCGCCGACTTGGAAACGAAACGCAGGATCATCAAGACAGCCATTGAAATTCAGCGGTACGCCGGAACGGTAAAGGCCGTCCGGGAGCAGGTCAGCGTGACCTACCCGGATTCCGAGGTGGAAGAGTGGTTCGACTACGGCGGCACTCCAGGATTCTGGCGACTGAACGTGAACATCACCGATGCCCCGGCACAGTATCACACCATCGACGAAATGGAGGATTTGCTGGGCTACACCAAACGCCTGACAGCTCACCTTGAGCATATCAGCTACATGGTGCGGCACGGAATTTCCATTGGTGCGCAGGTGGAGTGCATGGCATACAAAGTGCCTATCTGCGGAGTGGCAATCTGCGGTACATACTGGCGGCCCAGCACGTTGGGATGGTCGTCCAACTGCCTACTAAATGTAGGAGGTAGAGCAGACGCATTCCTGGACAGCCCGAAGATCACGGGTACAATCCCCCGGATCAGCACAAAGGGATGGAGCGGCGGACAAACGCTGGATGCTACGCCGCAGATGGACGCTTACAAAATCCACCCGGCGGAATCCGGCGACGGCACGGCAACTGGCGAGAAGCCACGGGCGGCCACGCTGGGCGCAAGTTCCGCCGCTACGGTATCGAACGCCGTAAAGGTGGAGGCGTTCAAGGTGAAGCCCCGCGTCTGCGGCAGAGTAAAGTGTAACAAGTAACGCTGCAACCGCCCCGGACAGGGGCTTTTATTATGCAGGGAAAGGAGAAAGAGCATGGCTTTTTTCACAGATACTTTTCTGAAAGCCCGCCGCGAAGAACTGCTGCGGGCGGTGAGCCGCTTCCAGTACCAGCTTAACGGCAGTACATGGAAAGACGGCGAAATCAACTCGAAGCAGGTTGTCGGGAACGCAGTCGTGGTGTACGTCAACGCTCCGTCGTCCGGCCAGAAAGACACCATCACGGCGGTTCGTGTGTATGACCGCAACGGTGAACTGGCCGGGAGCCAGACCGTGAGCCTGACCCGCGACAGCGTGAACGCCGGACTCCTGCGCTTCACGTTCCCGCTGGTGGAAGCAACGTAAAGGAGGACAACAGGTTATGCACAATAGAACATTCTGGGTAGACCAGGTGGAGGATCAGGACGGACAGGTTATTCAGCAGGGTACGTTGATCGACCAGGCGCACTTGAACAACATGGAGGTCGGCATTTCCGACATCCATCTGGCATACCGCATCATTCAGAACGTCGTGCTGTGGTTTGGCCGCAGGCTGGGTGTGCTGGAAACTTCCAGCAACAGCCACGACACGGACATTGCCAGAATCAAGTCCACCGACACAACGCAGAACAGCCGCTTGTCGGCGGTGGAGTCGGAGATCGCCGCGGAGGTCAAGGAGGTAACCCTGACTGCGAACAGCAATCCGTGGCCGTTCTGCACCAAGGAAACGGCGGTAGCCCTGACGACTACCCGCAAGAACACCAACTACGACGTGGATGTGGCTGTAAAAAGCTATTCCGGCGGCAGGCTGGGTGACATTACCGTGAGCGACAAGCTGGTGAACGGATTCAAGCTGACCCACGACGGCAGCGCAAAGACGGTCGTTGTGGCTGTGAAAGTGACAGGAGGTATGAAGTAACATGAAAGTTGTAGAGCTGAACGAGGGCCGGAAAATCGAGTACGAGTTGAACGGCACGAAGCTGGACTTTGCGGACGGCACGCTGACCGTGAACCTGGCAAAGTACCAGCGCGACAGCGATATTACAAAGACGGTGATTGGCGACAAGGACGGTAACCTGCTGCTGATCGACAAGCCCGATACCCTGCCCGAAAAGAACGCCGATGGCCGCTTCTATGTTGCCATCGTCGAGATTCCGGCGACCGAGTATGAGGAAGTAGAAGTTGAGGGCGAGGCCGAAAACGAGGTCATGTCCACCGCAGAAGCGGCGGACGAGAACGACAGCGCCGAGGCCGACGCACCCAAGACTCACATTGAGCGCAAGGCAAAGCCGCTGGACACCGACAAGGTGACCTTGAGCCTGTGGAGCGTCGAGGACTTCAACATTCTGTAAGGAGGTAAAAGACTATGGCAAACAATTTCGAGGCTGCCGCATTTGCATTGCAGTGCGCATTTCCCAAGAACAAAATTCTGATGGACGACAAGGGTATGCCGTCTGTCTTTGTGTGGATTCCTGCGTTCCGCCTGTGTGATGTTCTGTCCACCACCAGCACCGACATTCACCCGGCATTCCGTGTGAACGGCAAGGAAATCGCAGGCTTCTACTTTGGCAAGTACCAGACCAAGGTTTACAACGAGCGCGCATACAGCCTGCCCGCAGAAGATCCCACTGTAAGCCAGAACTTTGACTGGTTTGCCAGCAAGACAAAGGCCAACGGAACGGGCTGGCATGANNAGCGCGGCTGTGAGCCGCGGGGCAATAATAACTACGGAAAGGACGCAAACGAGTCCACCTACGATGCGATTCCCGCACCTGGCGTACAGGACAGCGGCAAGACCGCCCGCGTGCTGACTGGCACTGGCCCGCTGCCGTGGAGCCACAACGGCCAGATGGACGGCATCTGGGACATGAACGGCAACGTCTGGGAATGGCTGCTCGGCCTGCGTCTGTACAAGGGCGAACTGCAAATCATTGCCGACAACAACGCCGCCGACAACTCCGTGTCCACGGCTGCTTCCAGCGCAGCATGGAAAGCGATCCGTGCCAGCGACGGCGCACTGATTACCCCGGACGGCAACGGTACGACCTCCGGCTCCATCAAGCTGAACGTCGTGTCTGGCAAGGCTGTGTGGGACACCACCATCACCGACCAGAAAGACGAGGGGCGCGGCTGCTCGTTCAAGGACATTACTGCCGGTTCTGCTGTGGGCGACGCTGCAAAGCTGGTGCTCATGGCACTGGCGCTGATGCCGGATGCCGCTCTTACTGGCACTGGCATTGACACCACCTACGGCGGCGACTACTTCTACTTCAATAATGGCGCAGAAGAGCGGCTTCCG